CCCCCGCCTATGGCTGGCAATCGGCCTAGCCGTCGCCCTCGCTGTATCTCACGGCATGGCCTACAAGTCAGGCCGCGATGCGCAGTCCATTTATCATTCCCAACTTGAAGTGGTTGGTGCCTATGGCATTGCATCAGTTACTGGAACCGATAACCGAACGTGTTTTGCCTTAACTACTGGAGATACCGTGTCTGAAATTAGACAAATTCCCGAGCGCCATCGTGAAGCAGCCGCAACATACGCAGAAGGCCAGCGATGGGAAACCGCGATTGACACAAATGCTCAAACAGGTGAAAAGATCGTCGATCCGATATGGACGCCTGTACACGATCAACCTCTGTGGGATAAATATCAGGCATATCGAAGAGTAGCCTAATGGATGAGCCGCTGTTCAGCATGCGGTGTCTGTACGACTCCGACACATTTGTGCTTATACACATGCGATACTTGCACAGTGGTCAACATGTCGATTCCTTCGAACTAGTCGACAAGTCCACAGATCGCAGTTTCCATATGCACGGTGGATTCGCCGAGGCGCTAGATAAGCATCTTCGCAAATGGCAACAAAATCCACCGCATGTCGACCAGGTTGAAAGATTGCTGTCTCGATACGCTCAATTAGCGACCAATCCATTACTTTGTCACTAATAATTAATCTAGCTAAAGTAGCTATCATTAAGAATATAATGTCAGCTATTTTAGGTGGATTAAACTAATTAATTAGTTGAAAGTACGCATCAATTAAATCTATTTATGATGCGTTAGCGCTCAGGTTGGGATGCCAGAGATGCTAAAATGTTAAAAAATCCAGGAACCGATACACACTCGTGTACGCAGTTCCTGGGAAATCCACCTCAACGTGGACTCAGGTGGCCAGGCGAAGCATGTCGATGAAGTGCCACAGGTCTTCATTGCGATATGTGCCAACGGGCTTGCCTGGCGTTGCCCAGCCAACACCGTCGCCGACCAGTTGATCGTACATCGCACCTTGGATTTCGTAGGTCTGGAACTGTTGCGGGACCACCCATTCGTTATCAACCATTCGGCCGACCACGACGCGCACATGTCCAGGAGCGTTGGTGTTGACTGGAAGGAACTCGTTCAGACTCTGAATTTCTTCTGTTACGACAGCGGCAGGGATTTCGACAACACGAGGCATGATTACTCCTTTTGAGTGCTGATTACGTTCTGCAACAATTGCTGCAGACCTTGAATTTGAGATTGTTGCTGCTGAACGGCTTTGACAAGCGGAGATATGAGGCTCATATAGTCCACCCCACCATAGTTATTGCCACGGTCTTGGGATAGAGAGTCGCCACGCCGTTTCAGCACGTCCGCAACTTCCTGATAGATGAATCCATGATATAGCAACGATGGGTCCGCAATCAAACGGTATGTGCGTGGACGAAGCGTCAAGATGAACTCTAAACCAAGCGATTCATCTTCAATGTCTTTCTTTATGCGTGCGTCTGACACAGGTTCGATGACAATATAGTTCGAACTACATGTGACAGTAACGCCACTCACTGTAGTAATGAGATTCAATCCAGTGCCCGCGACATACGCAGTTCCAGTGTTCCCAACCACTAGTTGACAAAGGTTTGCCGCCTGCACTCCGTCAACCATGTCCGCATTCAGGTTTGTGATCATGGTCGAATTGGTCATGCTGGCGGGCCCGTCGATTGCGAGCGCAGTGCCCGAAAATACCGCTTGAGCCTTTACGCCAATTCCACCTACTGATTGACCATACACACCAGTCGAACCACTCAAGCCAACGCCTAGTATGCCATTGGCAGATGACTGGCCAACGCCTTGGACTCCAGAAGCTCCGGACCCCGTACCAAACCCTAATACGCCGCCTTTAGAGCCCAGAGGTTCATTGAACACGCCCGCATAGGAATAGCCACTTACAGTCAGTGCGCCGCTGAACTTTGCTGTACCCGTAATATCGATATTTGAGGTGCCTGTAATGTCACCAATGATTGCGAGCGAAGTGCCAGTCCAGCGCAAATAGTTAGTCGGACTACCGATATCGAACTTGTAAGCACCGGATTCATAACCCAGGAAAATTCCAGTGCCAACACCGTATGAGGTCTTGCCGCCGCGAAATACGCCTCCAGACGATAGCGTAATACCGCCACCGCTGATGGTTTGCCCAGATTGTAAAGCGGCATTAGTTGGGTCGGCATAATCTGTCGGCCGACCAGTGCCAGTAACTCCAGCCCAGGTCGAAACCGTACGAGCCGATTCGGTCAACTTGCGATGCAAGGTTTCCGCTGCGTTAAAGAATACATCGAAATAGGTTCTAAAAGTTGGCCCATGAATTTGCGAATCCGTGTTGACGTCACGCCAGTCCAGTACGCCGGTTCCAACACCATAATTCGTACCTGCGTTGAATGGTGCACCAAGATATGCTTCGAGACTGTTGTACGCCGTCTGCAATGCGGTGCGCTCAGTGGTAATTCCTGCTGCCGCGGCTTCAGCATCTTTAGCAGTATAAAATTGGACACACTGTTGCCACAGCTGCAAGTTTGCAGCCTTTTCACCTTTGGACAATACGTTGTCACTTGCAACCGCATCCATGCGATCATTGGCAGCCTGAATTGCCAGCGTCATTTCGTCATCGAATTCCCGACGAGCTCGGAACAGAGCAGAGTCAAGAGCTTCAGCTGCATCAAAGAAATCTTGGAATCGCTGACGATAAGTCGGACCATGAATCTGAGAATCCGTGGCACTGTTGTTCCAGTCCGACCCACCAAGCCCTACGCCTTCGTTTGTGAACGGGTCAAATGCCGACGTCAAATAGGTTTCAAGCGCTGTAAAAGCATCCTCGAAATCAGAAGCCTCAGCCGCAACTTCAGGAACCTCCGCGGCTTCGACAGAGCGCATTTCGTAATACGCAGCAATCTGTCCGAACAGCACGCGATACGTGCCTTTCTCACCTTTGGATAGCATGTTGTCATCTGCGATGATGACGAGCGTATCTTCGATCTCATCGATTGCATCAGCCAAAGCTGTACGACCTTGCGCCAAATCCACAGTGACGAAAATAGGGTCACCTTCAACATCAGTCATGTCGACTGGTCGAGCTGCAATGGTGTAGATTCCTGCAACAGGAACTTGACCGGTTTCTACTGGGGACGCTGTGAAGAACCCAACGCCAAAATCCGTCATCACCGACCAGTCGGACGTTTCGCCGGCATAGTACCGAACACGAGCGCCCTTATAGTCTACCGGCTTTTCGGTGACCGTATAGCCAAAATTGATAAGGCGAGTTCCATCAGGCTCGACTGTAACAATCAGTTGATCAAATTCGGGCGGCGGTGCACGCTCACCAATGACCAGATAGCTTGCTTCGGTCAGGCCACTGCGAATGCCGTTCAGTGTAACCGCGCGAATGCGAACAGAATACGTCCAGCCTTCGGATACTGGCATGATCGTATACGAATGGCTCGTCAAAACCATTTCTTCGGACCAGTTTCCAGATCCGATTTGATACGAAAACAAGTACGATGCGGCAGTCTGTTGTTGCTCCCACGACACGATGAGCTTGTTTCGAATCGAGCCGTCGGCCAGGTAATACAGATTTTCGTAAAAATCCACGTCGGACGGAGCCGGTGGAGGCGAAAAATCCGCACGGATGGGTCGCTCGGACAGTTTCAATCCATATTCGACATACGCGTATTTGGACGCGTTGTGTGCAACAGCTGCAATTTCGTATACGTGTTCATTCTTTTCCGCAATAGACACGATGCGGAATTGCTGGGACATCAGCACACTGAGCTGAATGCCAAACGGCGAATTGATCGACGGAACCGCTCCAGAACCATTTAACGTAATCGACGAATGGTTGCCGTTACTGACAGTGAACGTCCGTGACAGCATTTCGCCGTCATCAGAAATAAATGAGAAATCGTGCGTGCCTGCAGGCAAAAAAGTTTCTGCATCAAGTGCTACGACTTGACCAGATACGCCAAGCACGCGGCCACCAAGCCGTGCGTTAGCACGCGTGGGGTCGAATACATCAATAATGTTTCCGGGCTGAACGCCCGTGCCTTCCAGAGCGGTGCTGAACGTAACAATGTCAGATTCGTATTGCTCCACGTACAGCGTCCACATACCCAGACGATGTGCTTGACCTCGCGAAGTACAGCCCATTGCTTGCACAGTAACGGGGCGATAGCCGAATCGAGCCAGGCCATCAGGGTCTTCGACCACTTCAACGTCTTGTTTATATCCAATTTCAGGGTTGTTCCACACGACCATCACAACCGTGTGACGCATCGAACCGGACGCACCTGCATAGCTGAAGGTGCCATCCACCACATTCGATGGGTTAAATTGGTACACGGAATCCGATGGCGCGTCCTGAAGAGCCGTAATAGACTCATTCAAGTAGAACAGAATGCCTCGAAATACGGATGCCATGTTTTGCAAAAGGGTAATGGCTTCTTCCGCAGTTTGCAAATACAAATTCAGAGTGAATCGTGGCTCGGTGGAACCGAGCCCGTCCGGGACAAGCTGGTCGCAGTACTGGCCAATCGTATAGAGAGCCCATTTGTCTGTGAGTGTTTCGTCAACCCATTCGCCCAGACCATAGCGCTCATTGGTGGCCATGTCGTACAAGCACCAGGCAGGATTGTCAGTCCACGCAATCTGGAACGACCCATCCCAGGTTCCAGTATACGCGCGAGTAACCGGATTGTAATTGCTCGGAACACGAACACGAGCCATTTTGCAATCGTATGAACGTGTGGGAATGCTTGAAAGCTGAGATGCGTCCACACCAATGCTGCACAGCACGCTATTGGGATACCTGAACTTGTCACGTGACATCAAATCGACGCCGAGAAAGCGAATCTCGCTATGCTTCGACGAATCCGGGTCATTTGCGGATACGCGAATAACTTGCACATCCCAAGGGCCGTCAGAGTCAAGCGCTTCCAAATCGACCGCGTACGAGCGAATGTACGCGGTCATGGTTTTGCCTTCGATGCGATCTTTCTTGATCGATACCCAGGTTCCACCTGACGGGCGAGCTTGAATTTCTACGTCAACATAGTACCCACTGAGGCTACCATTTTCAGTGTTTTGTTGATACAACTGCTGAACTTCGACATTGACAATAGCTGTGTCAATGTTGGGATTCGTGATTGTGGTCGTAACCGGCGTGCCATTGACTACGGGCAAACTTACGTTGAGTACCGAGCCTGACGATGACGCAGAACGGATTGCAGGCTGCGACTGCGTGCCATTACGAAACTCAACCGAAATGCCTTTGAAATTCCATTCACCAGGCTCAGTCCATTCGCCGCTTTCAGACCCTGCCTGGTTCAAATCCACTACATCATTGGTCGGTGTCGTGGGTGTGAACAATGCAACATCGTTGAGGTAGATGCCCGCAGGGCCATCGACAAGCCCTTCCCATTCACCTTCGCCAAGCAAATCGATGATGTGGGCGACCTGTTTAGAGCGTAGGGTATTCGGTGCTTCGCTTGCACCCATGGCGCTGCCACTCTTGCCGCCGCCACCGCCGCCAGAAATAATGACTTGATTCTTGTACTTCATGTATCGGCTCCTACCCCTGGACCTGCATCGGTTGGTGTAATCTGTTCAGGAATCGGCGCGGGCGGCGGTGGCGGAGTAGACGTGTCCTCATTGCCTGTCGGAATGTCCCACGTTTGCACATTGACAGAAACAACCATCGAGCCAACACGAAGTCGACCGTATCCAACAGGCACTATATTGCCTTGTTGCGATACGTTCACAGGGCCATTGAAGTTGTACGAAGCTTTGTCGTCCGCTCGACTACCTATATTCGGTTTAGGGGGCTTGAACAGAAGTTGAGTAATTCCACCCAAAATCATCGATATGCCGAATTGAGCGACTGTCGCAGTGGTAATGACACTGGCCAAGAATGTGCCAGTAAATAGGCCTGCAATAGTAGTTGCACCTGCAGTCAAAGCAGCTCCCGCCAAAATCATTACTGCAGGCCCATTGCCACCCACCACGGGCATGATGTCAATACGGTCCGCGTTAAAAGGGCGAAGGGCATCTTCGAACTGAATCATTTGTCCATTTACTAGCACGGATACTCGCAAATTGCTGAGCGTCTTGCGAAGCTTCGGAAAATTGGCCAGCAAGGCTCGCATAGCCTCATCGAACGTGGCTGCATGAACAGAAGTAGTACGCTGTGCTACTTCTTCAAGAATGCCGTAGAGCTTGATTACAACCATGTGCTATGCCTCAACAGCTTGACGGTGTGTCGACGCCAGTATCCGCCGTAAGGGTCACGACAAGATAGACGTCCTTGCAAATGGTGCAGTATGATGTCATCATCGACAAAAACCGCTGCGTGATTCGGGATATTGGCGAGAACTTGAATAAGCGCCACGTCATGTTTCTTCGGCGTTTGTCCGGTGACGTCCACGAATCCATTTTCTTCGTAGTGTTTCAAAAACAAACTTTCGGAATGAAGGCACGCTGAGTCATTTCGTACGTAATCATTCAGCTGAACGCCATTTTCAGCGAAATAGTCGCGTACGATGGTATAGCAATCGCTTACTCCGAGATGCCACTTTCTGCCAATAAGGGATGGAGTTTTCCCTGACGGCCAGTAATGTTCCACCCGTTTTTCGATCGGCTGATAGATGAGAAATGGTAACCGGCAATTCTCAGAATTTGCCACATCTTCATTCGATGCCCGTGCTGATACCGTCACATGACTATGTCCGACCGCAATGACGTCACCAGCTTCCATGCATTTAACGAAATCCGCAGGATGAATCAGAAAAGAATTCTTGGTGTCGAATGCGTGGTTTGCACAGGGCACAAAGCCAATTATGCCTTCGCTAAGCACGAAGAGGCCGCACATTTCAGACGCAAGGTTCGACTCGCAATGAGCCTTGAATTGCTGAAATGCGTCTGACTCAACGATTTGCTGAAGTTTGTCCGACACCTGGAAATCCTCCGAAAGGCAGTTCAGCGTTATCGCCAAAGCGCAATTTGCAACTCGAAACTCGTTTGCCACAAAAATCTTCTGCAGGATTCGAAGTGGCCGTGTCATCCAGCTTAGCTACAGGCCCACCAACGTATCCACATTCTGCGGATCTGTAAGCCCATACGCAGTTATTTTGAACTACAACTCGACGCGGCAATTTAACGCCAACTACGTCCCATGGCGCGGCTAATTCGAATGTAACCATTTGCCGTAACTCCGTAGCACGGCGGTCTACTCGCCAAACTTCGCGCGGCAGTTCGATATTTGGATTTGCTGTCGGATTCACTCCGCCAAAATTCGCGGCGTCCAAATACTTGCGAAACGTACGAATTCGGGTAACCTTTGCACCAATCAGATCATTGGTCGCTAGGCAAATACCGGAAATAATGCCATTGACGTTTGCAACCGACAAAGTCGGACGTGGAAGAGACGAATTTGATTTCCGCTCAAAGCCAGACGCAATCAAGGGAAATGGTGAAAACGTATTTCCTTGCCAAATCACTGGAGCGCCGTACACATCGTTCTGCGCGAATCGATAAACAGTGCCACCAATCGTCGATGCGTCAACCTCATAAAGTTCAACTAGCGCATCTTGCGCCAGATCAAAGAGTTTAGGAGGCGCAGTCATGACGGCACCTCTTCAAATGTAGCGGAGACGGTGTACGTAAATTCACCGCCTTTGAATCGATTTTGGATGGGGCGACTGTACTTCTCGCACACCACGTGCACATCTGCTGAAAAGCCGATCGGCCTCCATGTGAAAGACGTTGCGCCGAACCGCGAACGCCAGAACTCCACCATGGCATTTGCGTCCGTCAGCGATCGATCGGTAAACGTGACAGACCACGTGCGCAAGGCGTTGTTAATGCCTTTCGGAATGCGTTGCTTGTAGCCATCGCCAAATTGAATCTTGTCGACTGCGAATGTGGCCGACTCATCAATCGAGCTCGGGACGTATGTGAAATCTGTCATGCCAACACCCCGCCCGGACGCAGTTCGTCAATAAGCACAGCGCGCACTGCTTCGGAAATTCTGCGCCCCATATTTGCTGCAGCGCCATCTCCAGAAACTGAAGTGTTTCCGCTTGCATCGACATTCACTTGCACAGAAATATTGCTGCCGCTTCCACCACCGCTGCGGATAGATTCGTTCGGTGTCACATATCCAGGCCGATCGAAGGTGACGATTTCAGGTCCACGCTCTCCGACAACAAAAGGTTCGCCAGGCCATACAGGACCGCCGTTGGCTCGCATCTTCAGACCAAGACCTCCGCCGCCTCCAGAGAGTGAATACATAGACGACGTCGCAGACGCTCCAACACCGAGCAACGAGCCAAGGCTACTGGACAAGAATCCTGCGAACGAGTTCACCATCGGCGTAATCGATTGCACGATCATCATCTTGGTGATGTATTCCAGGACGAAGAGCGTAAGTTTCTTGAAACTGAATTCGCCATTTCGAACCAGGTTAAAGAGCATATCAGTAATATTCGTCGACACACCGGACAAAAAGTCGTGCGTAATCTTGCCAAAATTAGTCGCATTCGCATTCCACTCTTGCAAGAACGAACGAGTGCCGCCCATGATAGAGCGTTTTTCCGTTTCAATGCGCTGAAATTCTGCGATATACGCATCACCAATCTCACGCAGTTCACGAAGACGTTCATCTCGATCAAAGCCAAAATTGAACAGCGGATCTTTGATCGCCATCTCGTCCCACTTCTTTTTCTGTTCAAGAAGCACGCCATTCAGATCGGACATCATCTTGCGTGCTTTGGCGGCCACGTCTGTGTCATCGATTTGCTGCAAATTACCCGTATCGAATCGCTCCTTGAATTTGGCTATATCGGCATTCGCGGCCGTCATGTGGCCAGTATACATTTCTTCACGACGCAATGTTTTTGCGTCGGATACGTCCTGCGCTTTCTGGTTACGAAACTCTTGCAGTTTCTTGATGGCGTCTTGCACTTCGCCAAATTTCGGATGATTTTCAGTGATACCGAGCTGGCGAAGATTGGTTTCAAGAACTGCATAGCCATCGACTTCAGGTGCAAGTGTAGCCTTGACCTTGGCCAGCAAGTCTTCTACTGCATTCTGCTGGCGCTCTGCAAGACGTTGCTCAGGTGTTTTCTTTTCTTTGCCTTTTCCATCCTGGCCAAACAGTTTTTTCATTTGCGCCGCAATCTGCGCTTCTGTACCTTTCAGCATCTCTGTCGGATCAGCGAGAGTTGGCATATCCAAATTGAACGGTGATTGCGCAGCCAGACTAGCAGACCACATCGGCTCTAGTTCTTTTTTCAGTGCGTCACGCTTTTTAACCAGCTCTTCATATTGAATAGCAGTCCGCTGACCTTGACGATGCTTCACACCTTCCCACCAGCCTTTTACGCCTGGAATAGCGTCTACTCGAGCCTGTTCTTCTTCCATCTGCCGAACTCTTGCATCCAACTCTTGAAAGCGCAACGTTTCAGACGCCAATTTATCAGGAGTCATTGCGGACCCTTGAACGCTCTTTGCGCCCACATAGCCGCCAATAGCTCCACCAATCATGCCGATTGCAGCACCCCACGGACCAAACGGGGCGCCCGCAGTAGCACCAACAAATGCGCCAATAGCCGCGCCCACAGCGGGCAAATTTTGAGCCAGGAAAATTACTGCCTGGCCAGCAGCCATCGTTAGAGACGCAAAAGCAGACAGGAAACTGAGCGCAGTTTTGGCGAACTTTTCGATGTCGTCAGGCTTCAAGGTCGACAAAAATTGCGCGATACCGTTCGTTATCTTATTCATCGCATCCGCAAAAACCTTGGCGATGGTATCGATCTGCAACAACCCGTTAATCGTGCGAAGCAGATTTGCCATGCCTTCAGAACCACCAGCATCCGCCACGTTCTTGAAAAACACCGCAATGGACGTCTGAATTCGATTGAGCTCAGCGTCAAGGGCTTGTGCTGCGTTCATCACGCCACCTTGGAACAAACGCTGAACCGCGTTTCCAAGCAGTGGAACAATTTTCTCAGAAGACGCACCAACTTTTGTGATGAAGTCTTCCATTTGCTTATATGTAACGCCCATCTCACGAGCGAGTGCGTTCATCGCACCAGGCACTCGTTCAGCGAACTGCTTACGCAGTTCTTCCATGCTGATTTTGCCTTTCGACATCATCTGCTCAACCGCGAGGAACGTAAGCTGCGTTTGCTGCGGATTCATGTGCAGCGTTCGCGTAGCCATAGAAACTTGTTCAAACACGCGACGCAAATCTTCTTGAGTCAACTTCGTGTTCTGTGCCGCCAAATTCATCTTGACGTAATCGTCCTGAATTGCACGGAGGCTCAAGCCGTAGTTATTGGCGATGCGAGTCAGGTATTCGAATTCATTGCCTGCATCGGAATTAGGAATGGTAGCGAAAAGCGAAAACGTTCTCTGCACAGCGGACATACGCTCAATAAAAGCGTTCGCAAACCCCATCGCCATGCGAAATCCATCAGCAGCCATGTCCCAAATAAAGGCCGCAGACGTCTTAACGCCAAACAATGATTTCTGAAACGAATCGAATTTACTGCCGGCAGCTTTTGCCTTATCACCGGTCTCTTCGATTTTCTTTCCTGCGTGCTCGACATCGACCGCAGTCTGCTTCATCGTGCTGGACGTACGCCGCCCAACTCCGAGCAAATTATCGACAGCCTTTTCCGCGCTATCTACGGCTTTAGCGGTCTTGTTGAGTTCAGCGTTCGCTTTCGCAGCGGCTTCACGGATTTTGTCAAAGCCTTCAGTGGCGCTCTCGCCACGAAAGTCGACTGTTATCCGTTCAGTTTGGTCGCTCACGATGAACCCTTCTTTTCTGACTTCTTACGAAGCCATTCAAGCGCAACTTCGTCACACTGTTTGATAAGTCGTAGTAACAAATCACTGTCAACTGGCAACTTACCAAACCTGTCCTCGTATTCATTCATCTGACCCATGGTAATCGGATTTGGGCCAAAACCGTTGCCCGTCCGCATCATGTGCAGAGTCATAAAACACGAAAAAATCATCTTGTGAGACGCCAGAGGAAGCTCTGGTTGTTGTTCTAACGCCTTTGGCGTCTCACCCGATTCAGCCTCTATCGACAGAAGTCGTTCTTTGTGGGCGCCCCATTCGAGTTCCCACTGAACGGCTTCTACGAGGACTTTCCCACGGCCTCAGCTTCCTCCTGCCGGAAGTGGTCCAGATCGCTCGAAAACTCCGTCACGAATTCGCGAACGTCAAACTGGTTGATCAGCACCAGTTCAGCGACCTGCTCCGAAAACGGAACCGGCTCCATTTTGGCGGAGCCGTTTTCCATCACGACAGAGCCGTCGGAATTGCGAACCTTGCGGAAAAATTCGGCATCGCGCAGAATCGTGCCAGCCATCGCTTTGCACAGGATGTTCTTCTGCTCGTCAGGAGAAAGCGTGCCTTTCGCAATCCGCTTGGCATGGGGTTGCTGCAAACGGGCCAGCTTCCGCTGGAACGCCATGCAGCTCACATGGGCAATGCGCATGCGGGTGTCACGAAACGTGGTCCAGACGCCTTCTTCCGTTTCGATGGGGTTGTGGTCGATGTCAATCATGTTGAGGTGCCTTTCAGGTTGCTTTAGTTGTTGACCCAAGTGATCTGGAACAGACGATCATTGGTCGGATCGTACGTGGCCCGCCACTTGCCTTTCGCGATGATGTCCTGGCTGGTCCCACCAGCGACAACTTCCATGTCTTCGAACTTGCAACGATCAAACAGGAAAGAAATGTCGTCGCCATCGTTATCACGGAATGCTGCTTCCCACGAAAACGGCGTGCCGCTTGCGTAGTAGTTGTACTCTTCGTCCGTCTTGAAGTAAAGGTCCATCGACCCCGTCACGACGATGCGACCCTGGGTATGGCCAGTGGGATTGAGATTGCCCAACCGCTCTTCAGAGCGATAGTTGTTCACGATGGAGAAAGACGCCGAATCAATGCCCGTGGTCATCGCCACGTTATTCATCTTCAACGCAGTGATGTGTGAAGAGCCGTTCAGAGGGTCACTTGCAGATGCTGCCGCATAGGTGGGCGTGCCGGACAGAATGGTGCCGATTGCGCCATTCACCATGTTGCGGCCCATCACCCCGAAAGCACCGGTGACGATCGCTTTCTTCTGGATGTTGACGTTGAAGCTGTTGATCACCACGCCCTTGAACAGGTGATTCACGTCCGTCAGGTCCGAAAACTGCTTCAGAATCGAGTAGGTCTTGCCGACCACACCATTCTTCAGTGTTTTGGTGGTCGTGCCGGTCCAGGCGTTTTGGCCGCACACTGCGGCCAGCATGCGATGATGCGCGTCCGTGAGCAATTCGATGTTCAAATTGCCCGACGTATTCGCAGCGATGATGATCTGCTCAGGCTCCGTACGGTCGGCACGGAGTTCCTTCGACTGATCGTACTCGTAGTTGGACTTCAGCGATTCGCCCGTGATGCGCAACGCTTCAAAAGCTGCGCTGGCGGGAGTAACACCTGGAGTAGCTTCCTCAACCAGGAAGTACTTGACGCGATCGGATGAGGACATGGCTAACTCCTTATATCAAAGTAAAACGGACAGATCACCTGCAGTTGACTAAAGCCATTTACGTCCTGCGGAAGCTTGAGCGTACTGGCGACACGAAAGTTAATCGTTACAGAATCACTTGGCAGAATTTTGTCAGAGTAATGCCGAACAATTTCATCTGCTTTTTTGTATACCGTGTTATTGCCACGACCTGTTTGGTAGAAAATCACAACGTACTGAAGGCCCATGTAGCGATAGTGGCCCAGGCCCAGGCAATTGTTTTCTCCATCCCCAAACACCACCGAGTGGCGAATAAAAATCGTGTGTTGTTCAGTCGGCTTAAAGGGACGATCATCCAGCGCAAAGGGAAAAGAGTCTGCAATCAAATCTTTTGCATCTTTTTCCAGCGTCGCGAGGACTTCAGCCTGGACCACCAAACACCTCCAAAATCGAAATACGAACCATGCCTGAAGGAGCTTGCCCTGTACTCCAACCATCTTCGATACGTTGAACATACGGGGCGCCATTCGCAATAAACATGCGCCAAGCCTTTTTCTTGTCGTATGTCAAATTAAAGGTCGGAGCAGGCAAAGGAGCCACTGCGCCAGTTTTTATTTCGACATCCTTAAATGTGTAATCCGGTGCACCGTATGATACATTCCAGCCTGCGCGCAAGGCCCCGGACAGCACGGGCGTACGCGCAACTATTTTCTCATACAAAACACGAACTTTGCGAAAACTGTTGTAAGCTAGCCGTTGTTCAGCAACGTCTACCATCAAATTGAAGTCGCCGATTGATCGCGTGACTCCCATTCGATACCGCCCTTCTTTTCAGCTCTCAACAGCAGTTTTTGCAAAACTCTCGTTTGTCCAACGTATTCCGGCTTTATACCGTATACGTGATACACTGTTTCACCAAACTTGACGTATTCGTGCATATCTACGTCATGTTCACACATCACCAAAACCATGGTGACATCACCCACTTGCACGGAGGTGGTCGGATAATCGGCAACCTCCACTTTTTCCAGGAATCCAACGCCATCGTGAATCACCCAGGTTGGTTCATAGTCCTGACCAGGCTGCGCCTCGAATGGAACAGACTGAGCAACGAGTACATCAACCGCAGCATTCCCTGCTGCTCTTACTCCTTGAGCAATAGACCGATTGACAATCTGTAGAATATTCATTACGCCCTCGTCACGGAGACGGAGCGAGCCATTCCTGTGCTACCAGAATAATGACCAAACCCACGTAACTTTTCGATTACTTCTCCTGGCAACAGAAGAGTGCCACGAGCCGTGCGCTCGTATGCAAACTTGATGCTCAAAGACGAAATCTTGAGTTGTTCGACCGGAGACGCTCCAGAATCTGCCTGATCAAACCCCTCACTCAAATTCAACGCCATCAAAGCCTGAGCTTCACCGACGGGCAACGGGAGCTCATCAGAATTGTATGATGTGCACCGGTCGACGCCGTATACCCATTCACGGGGCCATGCAAGTGGTTGTTCGTCAAGTACCTTGATGCCGTCCCAGTCGATATACGTTTCAAGCATACGAACGGCGCGCATCAAATGAACCTCTTTGACATCTGACTCGAGCTGACTCCAGATGTCAGAGCGGGCCTTTGACACAAGCACAGGGAGATATTCATCTGCCTCAGCTACTGTGATGTAGCTGGTGGCAGACGGACTTCCGAGTGTTGCGTCAAAGGCTGGCATGACGATTAGGCGATGTCGTCAACACCTTCGGCCATGGCCACACCCAGCTCGCTGTACAGAGCCAGGCCACAGTACATGCGAACGCGGATGATGATCTCGTTCGAGCCTTCCTTTTCGCCCACACGCGTCACGAAGATGCCGTTCTGGCGTGCCGCGCCGATGGCCGACAGGCCGATCTTCTTCGAACCATCGTCAAACACGCCGGCGTAGATGTCCGAACGGTTCGCGCCGGGCTCGCCGCCCGTCGTGGTGGCGATCCAGTCGTTCTGGAAAATCGGAACGCCGCGATAGGCCATGATCTGGCCGCCACCGGGAAGGTTCACCACTTCACCGATGCCCGCGCCACCCAGAGCACGCAGCTTGGTCAGATGACGACGGATGTTGATGGACGACATCTGGAAGTAGTCCACCTGGCCATCCTTGGACTTGACCTTGTCGATCAGTTGGTCCAGGACCTCGAAGCTGTAAGCCTGACCGGCCGTGCCCACCTTCTGGCTGGCCGGAACCAGGTTCAGCAGGCCATCGAATTCCAGCGGAGTCGTGCCTTCGTCACCGTTGATCATCTTGTCCTGGAACTTGCGCCCGATGGACTTGGCCTTGCCGGCGATCTGGACTGCTTCCTGGCTGTTCTGCGTGGACATCGTCACGGATTCGAAGTGGTCGATTTCCGCGTCGCCCACGATCGGAACGAGTTTGGCGGTGGCCGCTTGGAACTTGGTCGGGGTCTTGGCCGAGATCACGTTGGCGCTGGACGCAGAACCGACACCGATGATCGCAACATCGCCGAGCGACAGTTCACGGTTGTAGCTCATCGCGTTGCCCTCGATGAACTGGAACGGAAGGGCTTTGTAGATCTGGTTGGTGGTGATGATGTTTTCGATGATGCCAGCCACCATCGGGTTTTGCTGAATGACGAGCGCTTCAGCCAGAGTGAGAGATGCCATGACGGACTCCTTGAAAGTTGAACAGTGTTTGTGCTGCTAACCTCCACCGGAGGCCGTGAGGACAGCTGTAAGGAATTACCAAACCCTTACAGATGTCATCACAGATAAGTGGCTACCAGCCACTATAGCAATCCCTCGTAGGATATGCTATGGTTCAAATTATAAAGCCCCCGACAACAAAAGTACACTACTAAATTTTGCGCCGTTGAACTTTTTTATATCGAGCGAGAGTCTATAACAACTCTCGCTCGATCAGACGCATCAACCAGCGTTGTCCATCTGGGCCAGACCAAGGGCGATCTTTTCCGTGGAGGTCATCTGAGCCATGTCACGGGTGCCACCCGAGCCACCATGCGCGCCTTGAGCACCGGAGCCGCGCATGCCTTCGAACAGGTGCGGGGCAGACTTCTTCAGGTCCTTCACCCAGCTCTCGACCGACAGCGGAGACGTGCCATCCTTGTCGTACAGCTTTTCGCCTTTTTCGTTGACCGCCAACAACTGGCCATCCATACGACGAAACACCGTGCGACCCCGCAAGATGACATCGTCAATCGCCGTGGGCAGAATGCCGTGTTTCGTGGCTTCACCACGCAGCGACCCGTCCACAACGAGGATGTCCAGTTGCTGGCTGGCCGCAGTGTACTTGGCCGTGACATCGTTGAGCTGCTGCTCGTGTTCCTGCCGCAATTGCGCCACGCGAGCCTTGACCGCGTTGTCAATGGCTTCAGGCGTCTTTTCCGCAGCAGCCTTGTACTCCAGGTACTTGGTCGGGTCCACATCCTTGAACTTGTTCCGCAGTTCGTCACGCTCACGCATGACTTCGATGTTGGTGTTGCGGAACTCATCCAGCTGCGTCTTGGGCACCATGCCTTCGACTTGCAGGAAAAAGCCTCCGGTGCCGGCTTCATAAAAGCCGCGCATTGCTTCCGGAACGTCTTCGAGTTTCTCGATTTTGTGCTTCAGTGTCATATCAATCTCCGATCAAGTTGAGGTGTTTCCGGCATTACCGGTTTTGAGCTTCTCCTCCACATTCGCACGTTCCCGTGCAAGCGCAGTGAGATCGTTCGTCACCAAGTCGTCCGTTCGGCTGGCTGCAAGAGCACCACCGCGGCGCAGAATGGCGACATAGTCCGTAACAGACAAACCACCTTCGAGGTAGACTTTGCTGTATTTCGATACCTCTTCAGCAGAAAGCTGGCCGCTGATGAATTGGGTTGGGAAGTTGAGACTTATGTCTCGTTTGTTTCCTTCCAGTTCTGATTTCGTGTTCCAGATCAATGTCTGAAACGTTTGAGTCGTTTTGACAATCGTGAACAGAGATGCCGTTTCACTGGACATTCTCAAGCGAATTGCTTCCGGCGATTCACTGCCACGAATTGATCGCGAAATAACACTGGAACTGAGAGATGACAGCTGAGCTTCTTTTTCCGCTAGCGCTTTCTCCAGAGAACTCAGACCTTCACCCTTGAACTCCATGAAATAGGCTTTTGCGTCTTTTTCCGGCAATACCCAGGCTTGAGACCCACCGATACGAAGTTTTCCGCTAATGTCCGCACCAGTAATCACTGGGGTGGGCAGACCGACGAAATGTCGGCCATGTTCAAGATCAGCCGATGTGCGATAGTGACTCAAATTGACGTTCACCATGTCTTCCATAGGAGACTTGGTAATACCTGCTCGAACTCCGTCAGCCATGGCCGTGAAAAAAGGAATGAAATCCAAACTCCGGCCATTGAATTTCGGTACAACGCGATCGATTTGCTTCGAATCTTTGTCGTAGGTTGTGACCGTATACTGACCATTCAGCATTTGAAGCACGCGGTACATGGGTTCGACCGTGCGCTTGAATTGATTGTTTGCATCAGTCACCATTCGAGTCTCTTCCAGCACCACCATGGTGTAGTGACCTGCGCCGTCGACTGTCCAGTTGATGATGGCATCAGAAACATAGCCATACAAACCAACTGAACGTGATTCGGTGGGTGAATCCAGCAAAATGCCGTAACGACCTTGCAGCAGAAGTTCAGACACTGTGCGACTGCTTGATTCAAACAGCTGCATACCGTGCGGAGCGTCTTCCATCTGACGAGTGGTTTCCTTGTTGCCCGCGATAGCAACGTCTCCTTGAACTGCGAGTCCAGTCAACGCGCCCACTGTGCGTGCCACAATCGAATAAAACGTCGCTCGCTGCTTGTACGCGTGGTATTCCGACGGAGTCTGGCCAGTCAATCGTGGCAGATACAAATCTGCACGGGCTTTTACTGCTCGCTCGCCCATATAGCAATCGCGTGCCGCCATGATGGACTGGCGAGCCTGAGAATACTCAGGATGATATACCCGTACGTCAATGTTCATACACCCTCCACCTCAAGTTGTCGAATTTTGTTTCGTCCACGAAGAATCCGATATCGCAATACGTCCCAATCATGGTCTACTGCAAGGCTGGAAACATCATCCGCGTCTTCTTCATCACGAGGCAGATTCTTCAGATGCGCATTCAGCTTCACGCAATTTTTCATGATCAAAAGCCATGGCTCATTCTTATTCTGCTTTCGATTCACGAGCATCTGTCTCGCGAATGTCACGCCACGCTTCCGGGAACCACTCGTCTTATCCGCACGTATCCATTTCACGCCTTCGGACTTCATCAAATCAGCAACGGACATATAGCCAGGCGCTGCATCAAAAATGGAATTATCCGCAGGTCCAGGTTTTGCCCGTAGCAAACCTTCATTTTCCTCGTGCGTCCGAATCCGACGAGCAATTTCCGTCGGATTCAGCTTCAAACCCTTTTCCTCTGATGTAGCGAGATACAACTCACTCACAACGACAATCGATCGCGGAGGCGGGCATAGCACGGTGCCATTCGGCAGAACCACTTCTTCGCCATTCGTTTCCGCGAACCACAAACTCGATGCTGGTGCAGTTTCACCGTGGTCATATCCGCGGTCAATTTCCCACTCTGCTGGAATCGGAAATGGGTCAACGAGATGAATCTCTTCGTCATACACATCACCGAAAATCGCATCTTCACGTACAGCCCAGTCGCCCTTTTCGTATGCGTCTGTCAAATCCTTCGAACCAAGTCCACGCAAGCGATTCACGTAGCCAGGGTCATTTTTCACCTGCACCAGGTTATCCGAGTACAACGCGGGCACAAACTGTCGCAACATGCCACCATCATCGTCCTCAGCTCGCCAGATGTGGTCAACGCCCTGTGAAATATCCACAAAGCCACGCTTCAAATAGCCATGAGCCGGACCGCGAGGGTTCGTCCCATACAGAATCTTCGGCAGCAATCCGACCCACTTTTCCGGTACTACGAGTGCGCCCAGACGAACGCGACTACGAAGAAACCTCAACATTTTTTCCGTGAACTGAGATGCCTCATCAATCAGCAGCACGTGGAAGTCCGCGCCTAGGTAACTCAGAACATCATCTTCGTGCTGACAGTGTGCAAGCCAGATCCGCGAGCCTGTTTCAGTAAACAGAAAATACTGTTCAGACTTATTATACACAACCAGCCCGTCATCAATCATGGGCTTCAACATAATCAACAGACCTGTCGGACCATACACATGGTTCGCCAACAATTCCTTGAACAACCGCCGAAAAATATAAATCGTCGCGTTCTCAACTTCCAGGCAAATCAGTATCGCCATCACCCGCATGAGGTAACTCTTGCCACCGCCCGCTGCTCCACCGTACAGTATTTCTGTCGCTCGCGAAGTCAGAACCTTCATCTGCTTCACGTACAGCTTAAACGATACGTCGCTCATCCGTACACACTCATTATTTCATGCAGCGTTTCGCGCAGGTCAAGCATCGCAGCCTTAAACGTCTCATCGCCTTCAACCAGGCGACCCCTCCAATAAATCCGGCCATCACACTCAACGCGCAACGTTTCAGACCCATCGTTTGCGCATACCACAAACGACCCATGGCTCACAGACTGTGAGCTCAGAGTCAATGACCCGAGCATCTCATCCTTTAATGCGCTGGTCATTCAGCATCCCCACGCCGACGCCGTCGGACAGCGGTATTTTCACCGTTTTCATTTTCGTCGCTGTGCACAGTGGCGATGTCTTTCTGTGGTCTTCGGACAGTGCTACTGCGAGCGTGCCCTCAACCCACTGTGCAACGTCCTGGAGAGCAGTGCGAGGCGTCACGTTCACCACACGTTGAATCACGTGACACCGACCACAAGTATACGTAATGCCAATCATGTGAACGCTTTCGCCAGGCCATCACCGCCCCACAGACGCAGCATGGCCTTATGCTTATCGCCATCATCTTCAGAGGATCCAGAAGAGCGGACCGTCGTCGTTTCGTATGTATCCACTATGCTACGCCCAACCGGCGTAGCAGAAACGGTAGGCGCATCCAACACCTCCGTTCCATCAATTTGTTTGAGTGCTGGCTGCTGTTCAGCACCGAACAACTCAACTACGACGCGACGAGTCTGCTTGACTTCGCTCTTGACTTCGACGAAACGGTCCACTTGGACGACATATTGAGCCACAACTTTGTGACAGTTGAATTGGATGTTTTCGTCTTCGGACACGTGCGCAAGCGTCGCAAGAGCTAGCACGGGGTGATAGTTCGGATACGTCCGTTGAATGAACGTGAGCAACTTGTCCTGGCTAGAGACACGTGGTGCTTCGGGCGTGGTGGTTACTGCGGTCATGGCGTAATCCTGCGGATGATAAATTATATTGCACTAGGGAACGTTTGTACACCCCAAAATTCATTGCCGAAGATTTTAATTTGCACAGGGCAATAATGAGCATGTCGAGCGCTCGGTCCAATGAACTTGGAACATTACTAAAGGTTAGTCACAACTACGCCGAAAAGCGCTCAAAAATGACGCAATTGAGCGCAGTTTTCACATTTTTGTGATATACTTTCAAAAAATTATATAGTTTAATCCATCAAAAGTAGTTATCATTAAATTCTTACGTATAACTACTTTCGTTCTATTAAAATACATCACAAAAATGTTCTCAAATTTTTGGGGGATGCGCTCTGAGCTATGTGCCTGGCACCTTGTGCAGAAACAAATCGCTACACACTATGTGCATGAACAAATCGCCAAGCACTACGCACCATGCGCGAGGTTGTTATGTCGGGCCAGTGTCGGGGGTGTTCTTAGTACCTCGTGCGCAGGGCCCGTGGCATGGGGGAGAAACAGGGCCCCCACCCTGTTTTTCCTCAGAAACCAAAGTATTAATTGTAACGATCGATCAGAAACCAAGGTATTACATTCTCCGAATATGAATACTTTGGTTTCTGACATTCCGAGAATATGAATACTTTGGTTTCTGACCAATACCGAAATATGTAACAATCTGTAATGATTTGTAAAATGAATACTTTGGTTTCTGAAACCAATTTTATCAACCCGAAATTTGGTGTATAATAAATCCATGCAACAAAAATGGTTTTGTTGCATAATCTGAAAAGGACGAAATCATGAACATCAACGAACTCACTAAACTTGTCGCGGATCTGACCGCACGGATCGAGGTTCTCGAAAGCGCGAACAAACCGCGTGATCGTGGTCCGAAATCTGAAAAGGAAATGACCGAAGCACACGCATTCGCCGTGAAATTCGGTGAGGACAAGGGCTTGAAGCACAAAGCAGCAGCTGAGAAGCACGGTTTGTCTTACGGGCAGATCTTCAGCTGCCGCGGCGGTTACACCTTCAAGCAGGTGACCAAGGACTGGAAGCCGAAGGTCGAAACCGAAACCGCGCAGTAAGTTCTAGATACCCTGTGACAGAGGGTATCTGGGGCGATATTGCCCGGTTTTATAAGGAAACACCATGTTGTGTGGAACCATAGTTCTCGAAGATTCTGTTGTGCACTTCACGTTGCATGACGCACTTCGCACCACGTACACCGTGTGCGACACTCGAGCAGGCATTTCTCAAGAAGTGACCTGCACCACGGAACAGTTCGGCGCGGCGACCGCACTCGCAATTGGCGGCGACAACATGCCAGGCGCATCTAAGCTGTATCCACTGGCCGAAGCTGCCATGCCTGTTCAACAAGAGGGCTATCCAGCATTCCCAACACTGCGCTGGATACCGTAACCAGAAAGGCCGCAAGGCCTTTCTCTTTGTGCTCAGTTGGTGCACAAAGAGAAAGTCCTAGCCAAGCATTCGCCTGGCTTTATCCATCCTAGTTCGAAGTAAGAACCGCGAAGCCCATAGCCTTGGGTGGTCACTGGCCCTGCGCGTCTGTATTCCCCCCTAAGCCCCCATCGAGGGGGAGGCCGCCCCCGCGCCGGTCCGCGCTGATTCCCCCCCAACCCCCCAAAACGCGGGTCCTCGCCCCCGCGCCGATGTAATACTTTGGTTTCTGGATTTTGTCAGAAACAAGTATTAATGTCTGTTACAGATTATTACAATATATGCATGTACATTGGGACAATCCCGACATATAATTGATCTGTGCGGCAATAATGCTGCACATAACCTAAAGGACGAAATCATGAACCTCAATGAACTCACCCAAGCTGTTGCAGCCCTCACGGCGCGTGTCGAAGCCCTGGAAGCTGCCGCCAAGCCCCGTGATCGCGGTCCCAAGAGCGAACAGACCATGACCGAAGCCCATGCCTTCGCGGTCAAGTTTGGCGATGATGCCAAGCTTTCCCACAAGCAAGCGGCCGAGAAGCACGGTTTGTCTTACGGGCAGATCTTCAGCTGCCGCGGCGGTTACACCTTCAAGCAGGTGACCAAGGACTGGAAGCCGAAGACGGAGCCCGCCGAAACTCCGGCCGCTGAAACCTCGGACGCCAAGTAACTCCTGAAGCCCGGTGACAGCGGGCTTTGGGAGCAACTTTGCTCTAAGGAGAAATCATGACGCATCTTCGTATTGGGTCATCCGTAGTCTTGAAAACCAAAGTCGTGGACGTAGCGTACGAACTCGATGATTTCGAGACGTGGTTTTAACCGCAGAAAGAGCACTATGATCGCAACAGTGATTCGGTTCACCATGTCAGGGAACCTTCAGTACTACGGCTCCACGAATCGTCGCACCTGGTTCCGCGTAACCCCGGAAATCGCCGCTCGCTGCGTCGAAAACGGTGCCGAGCTGGAGCTAACGTAGGCGGACACGCGCCGGGCGACGAGCGCGCCCTAAAGGCGGCCCTCGCGGAAGAATGCCCGCGCTGATGAGGAAACCCGCGCTCTAGGAGTTCCAACATACTCCTCCTACTAGGGGTGTGTACATTGAAGAACTCCTAGCTTATAATTGGATAATGCGCAAATCGATAGTGCCCCGTCGATTTGCGCTTCCCGTAGGTTGGGGCTTAAAGGACGAAAATGGCAAACATCTATGAACGAATGGCAGTCACCAAAATGATTGGCTCATCGACGTACTCCACTGGAGAATCTCCGCGCCGTGTATGGATAGCACGGTTCGAGTACGCAAACGGCCTCGTGACCGAATATGACGGTCGCAGCTGGAAGGTCGTTACGCCGGAACGAAAGTAGAGTTCCACTTGAGCGACGGTGACAGCGTCGCTTGGGAGCAATTCTGCTCACACGAAAGGACGAATTTCCATTATGAAAACACTCGCTGATGTCATATCAGCCGTCGAAGCTTTGCAGAAGCAGGTGGATGCACTGCAAAGCATCATCGATGGCAAGCAGCCCGGCCCAAAGACCGAGCGGCCCATGACCGCACAGGACGCATTCGACGTCAAGTTCGGCCAGTACAAAGACCTGAACCACAAGGAAGCTGCACAGAAGTGTGGCCTTTCTTATGGTCAGGTTTTCAGTTGCCGTGGCAACTACACCTTCAAGCACGTGCGGGCTGATTGGACGCCTGACGCTGCTAAGAAAGGAACCGCAGCATGATGCGCGTTTCTGCTGTTATTGTTGACCGTGACTGGCAAGGCCTTGGCATACCCAGCGGCTGCAGTAGCAACCCTCAGCATGTTCAGTTCGACTTCGATGGTCTGTGGTATGAAGCCCTGGACCAACTTATCTTCGAATACGCCGCACGCCATCGCGGCGGTCGTCGCATCGAAGCAGACAACCTCGAACTTGTCAGTTTCACAGCCATCAACCTTGGGGAATCACGGTGAAAACATCCACCTTCATCAACTACGTGTCCAGAGCTCTACAGGACATCACAGGCAACCAGATCGACGCTCGAAGCGTGCCCTACGATCCGGACCCATCCAACCCTGCGATCGAGGTGGACGAATGCCTCGGTTTCGTGCTCAGTGACCCAGGCGTCATGCCTGCGGTTGCGGCCAAAGCATGCCATCTGATGTTCGATGCCGCCGAATATGCCAGCCAGCCTGATCTGGACGAAGCGCTCGGTGATTTCGCTGATCTGATGGGCGGCATGAAGGTCGGCCCGTTCCTGAACTGGCACTGTGTGTACTTTCCAGGACTCACTCAGGCTCAGATCGACTACGAGGAGAAACCTGAAAAGATCTCCATCAACACACTGAGCAGCCAGGAGTTCTTCGATCTGCTCGAATCCGCAGCCAATTCCAACGTGTCCATCCGGTGGTACTCCGGACGTGGCATGAACGGCGAGGATTGTGTGGCGATTGTCGGCCAAGACGATGAAGTCAAGAAGACAATCGTCGAAGCAATTCGGCAGCACGTGGAGATCGATGCCGCCGAATATGCCAGCCAGCCTGATCTGGACTACGCACGTATGGCCGTGTGGCAGATCGACAACCTGGGGAATGACTCTGTGTACTACTTCCCCCAATTCAAGCGAGGCGAATAATGAAGATCACTGTTGAAATGAGCCTTTCGAAAAGCACCCAGGGCACGTACGTCTATGCAGAGCCACTCGAACGGGCTCGCAGCGAGAAGGTATTTCCCACTGTGTACATCCAGAAACACGCGTTGCCCGATCCGCCTCCGCCGATCATCCGCGTAACTGTGGAGACCGTAAATGGCTGACTCCTGGCTCGCCGACCTTTCTCGGGCGCTCGAAGATCGGGCACAGTCTCGTGAAGAGCTTCGCAAGAAGTTCAGCGAAGAGCTGGAACGTGTCGGGCCTGTTGTGTTCGTACCATTCGAAGACAGCCCTGACGGCCACGGAATCGGGTGGTTTCGAGGTGATGTCGGCTTCGTAGCGTATCTCAAGAACAGCAATGGGTACGACATGCTGCACGTGGGGCGACTTGAAGACGAACTCCTTCGGAAGCTCATTCCACACATGCCCGCTGCGTAACTCCTGAGTGGCCTTCATTGAGGGCCACTTGGGAGCAATGTCGCTCATAACCGAAAGGACGACCCATCATGGGAAAACCCAAAACTGCCGCAGTGGCGAAGAAGCCCGCGCCCCAATTCATCCACGAGATCAACTCTCACAACGGCGAACACCGTATCGTCGTGATCAGCGACGGCACAACCGTGGCTGGTGAGTGGACTGCCAACAAGCAGATCGCTACGAACGGTGACCTCCGTGCGGCCACTGACCAGTACGCGGGTCTGTTTCCTGTGGGCATCTTCAAGGTGTCCAAGGTCGCTACGATCAACCTGTAACCGCTACACGGCATCGATCGCGGGCGCAAATTAGAAGTGTGTACATCGTTGCGCTCGTAGACTATAATTGAACTAGATGCGGGAACTTCCTGCATCTGGTCATCTCAACGTGGCCTTTACCTCAACTTTTGGAGAAACAGCAATGAAAGCAAGCAAATTCGGTCACATGGCCGTCCTGATGGCCGCCGCCGAAGTGGCTGCCTCGACTTCGACCGGCGCCCCGGTCGCAGCTCCTGCAGCATCTGGTGCAGCCCCCGACAGCAACGTGGCGGCCGCGGCCAAGCCCAAGCGTCAGCCCAAGAATCCCGAAAACATCCTGAACATCATCAACGGCCGGCTCCCGCTGCCGCTGGTGTTCCTGATCCGTTTCAAGGAATCGGGTACCACCGCAGACCGCGCCAAGAAGTACGGCACGTCGGTCGGCAAGGTCTTTGACATCACCAAGAACCGCAACTTCGGCTACGTCGACGCCAACTACAAGCCGAGCGCTGAAGAAGTCGAAGCAGCCAAGGCCTGGTGCACCGCCGGCAAGACTGCCAAGGGTCAGTCGCTCAAGGAAGCCGGCGGCGACCCGGACGCCATCCTGAAGCTGGTGAGCGAGATGGGTGTGGCCACCGCAGACGAAGTCGCCAAGCGCGGCTGGCAAATCCGCACGGTCGGCCAGCCCTCGGAAGCCAAGACCGCTCCGGTGGCCGGTGAAGCCGCAGCCGCTCCCGCTGCGGCAGCTGCCAAGACCGCGGCCAAGCCCGCAGGCGACGGCGCCAAGCTGTTCTAAGCTCCGCCACAGAAAACGGGCCGAAAGGTCCGTTTTTTGTGACCTAACGACTACACAGCTCCGTTAAATGCCAGTATTTTCCATCTACGACCATCCACAGATGCCTGTGGTCATGGTTCGAGTGTGCAAACGACGTGAAAACACCACAAAAGACGGTTTTCGCTTGCGTTACTGCGCAGAATTATCCGCCAAGAGCGAAGAGCACGCGGACGACGTCATTTCTACGCTTGATGAGGCCATGGGAAAAGCCACCAGGGCCCACGGTGTATACCAAGCCAAATACGATGACGTCCGTCGTGTCTATGAGGAGCTCCTGAACTCGGTAGGGTCATCCTCGGATGGTCCGACAGACACAGGTCTCTTACGTGCACTTGCTCTCATGGCTGGTATCTGCCTTACGATCGCCATGGTCGTCATCGTTCCGATGGTTACCATCTTTTGGCTCGTCGTTTGTGCATTCAAGCGTCAATCAGGCTTAGTTACGATGGGTGAAACCTTCGTGATGGGCAACATCTTTGATTGGCGGCCTCTCATCCACAAGCTTTTTCACTACTCACAAAGCGGAAAATGGCCAAACTAATCATTACCCCAATGCTCGGTAACCCTCGTGCGGACCGACTCGAGAGCTTGACGCACTGTCATGCGCTCCACGAGAAGTCCGAGGTCGCTCCGCTCGATGTCGGACGACTCGGACCTACGCTCGAAGCGGCTATCAAGAAGATTCTGCTGACCGACGACATGCGCAGAAACCTGCGAGACAACCAAAAGGTCTCAATCATCCTAACCCTGGAGCTCTAACCATGCTTACCTTCATCGTATTCGGCATTCTCGTAGTGTCTGCCATCAACATCGTGTTGATGCGCTCCATGTCGAGCGCCCATCTCATCATGCTCGATGCGCTGGTCATCGTCTTCTTCGCCATTGTCGGAGCCATCAAATGACTCTCCGCCCTATCAAAGGTGCTCACGTCACCGTCCACCTCATCCACGATTTGCCTACTCCCGTACTGGTATACCCGACCAGCCAAGGGTTTACGCAAGTTGCAGACATGCGCGACCCGTGTGAAACCAAAGGCGAAGCCCATGACTCAGCGAAGAAGTGGGCCGAAGAACTCCGAGTTGAATATGTGAGGATTGAATGAAGCGCGCTGAACTGGACCTTACGCCTGACAAGTCAATTGTCATGTTCCACACGGTTTTGGTCATCGACCACGACCGAACCCCTTCGCACGTCGCCATCACCAACAACCCACTTGAACATACGGCCTATGCACAGATCGTGATGCACAAGAGTAGGTCAGTGCAATGCTGCAAGCAGGTCGCGAGGTATGTGCGGAGGACCTTTGAAATCGAAAAGCCTGTCATTGTTCACAAATCCAATCGCATCATGGAGGCAATGATCGGCTATGCATGTGCCAACAACATGCAATACCCGCCGACGGAATCCACGCCAGGTTGGGGCGTGTTTCAGCACATCGCGGCCACGCCCATCTCGAAGCTACTCGAAGAAGTGGCTGGTGGACACAACTGCGGGCATCGACGTTATCACGTGTACGAAGTGCGTAGTGCCGGGCGCGCTACACATCGAGCGATAACCAACAAGTATCACGCCATCGAACGACGTTTTCGGGAGTCCCCGCCTGATACTATCGCCTCACCAGACGTAGTTCTGGTCGGTCACTACCCAACTCAAGAGCAGGCGCAAGGCGCCCTCAAGGACTTTCCACTTGCGGGCGACCATCTGTGGACCAGGCAGCCGAGTATTGAGTACTTGCGTAAGATTTTGAAGATCGATGACAACAACGAGATTGTCTGGACGTGCGACGCCACCTCGGCGGTTCGCAAGTACGACTTCGAAGCAGTGGTCATCGGTCCACACGTATACACCGAGCCCCAAGTTCGACACGCCCTCTTGCACGGTGCGTGGATTGATCGCCGAACGCGCGAAGGCCGTAAGCTCGGGTGATAATTTCCAGGGTCCGGACGTACCCGGCGCCCCTTTTTTCGCTCCGACCTCTTTTGAGGTCGTTTTTTATGCTCCGGAGAGTTTCTATGATGCACCACGAGCATCGTCGCGGGCACTCGTTCGTACAATATTGACGCCAGAAACAAAGTTTAATGATAGGGGGCAATCGTGGCTTTATAGCACAACGAGCGCCAACTGGTCACAAAAGCGTCAGGTTGGCTACCGACTACGATCACAACTAGTAACCAGACACGATTTCTATTTATGCTATAGCTATTTTAATATATTTATAGGAGGAAATATTAAATCGGTACACAATACTTGTTATATCGGGTATTTTACTACCTTTAATATACCTTAATAGCTATAGTATAAATAGAAATCTTTTCAAAAACCCCTCGACTTGACCTGTGCTATCCCTCCTACCTAGGGGCGACGTGCGACGCGCATTCCACCCCACACTATGTGCGACGCCCCTTGCGCTACAATTTCACACCGCGACCAAAACCTATAGAAAACTGGTCGGCAACTGAGCGCCCTTAACTTTACCCGTAGATTTTTTCCTATAGAAAATTGGTCGGGGTTGCCGGGAATGCGCACACAGGACCAGCCCTTCTACCGTTGAAGAAACCACCAATAGAAAAGCATCTGCTCCGATTCCCCACAAAAATGGTATTTACAACGGCCACCCCAACGGTATATAATTTGGAACTGAGGGGTTTGTAAAGGGGAACATATCGTTGGACCCTGAGCGAAGCGCCTGGCACTACGGACATCATCATGACTGCAACGATCGGATCAGAAGGAGCACGGCTCGACATCAAGTGTCGGCCCGGCACACGCCTCGGTCCGTTCAATCTAGAATTCAAGGACGACGCAGGCGCTCCGATGGACCTTACCGGCTACGACGTACGGGTGCGTTGCACAACTCGCGAAGCGACTCCTCGCGAAATCGAAATTGTTGCAGACATCTTGGTGCCTGCAACTGATGGCATCATTCAGATCACGATGGACCCAGGTGTTACGGCGACACTGCCCGCACCTTCGAACGTTTCAGCTCCGCCTCGTGTTGGTGCTGATTGGGGGCTGGACCTCCTAGAAGGCGGCGTAACACCTGTCGCGGAACTTTATGGTGAGATTCGCACGCACGGTGCTCCTCCTACTGTGTAGCGAGGGCCGAAAGCGGGGCGTGGTACGGATAACTGGTAACAGCACGGATCGGATTTAGAAATGCAGATCGTTGTTTCAGGAATAGCGCTCGATAAGCCGCCGATTACGGTGGTTGTGTCGAAGACCGGGCGGCAAGGGCCGACGGGCGACGTGACGCCGGAAGCAGAGCAGGCACGGGATGACGCGATTGCGGCAGCTGCGGCTGCAGAAGCAGCTGCGACGGGTACGGTAAGGTTTGACATGGTGCAGACACTGACGGATCCGCAAAAGGCTCAGGCGAGGGAGAACGTGGGGCTGGCACCACAGTCGTATATGCACTTGCAGAATGTTGCATCTGCGGTATGGACTGTGGTGCACGGTCTTCAGCGGCGGCCTGCGGTGTTCGTGGAGGACAGCGCTGGGACCGACGTGGAAGGCGAGATAAACCACGTGGATGAGAACACGGTGGTGTTGACGTTCAGTGCGCCGTTTTCAGGCGTTGCACATTTGTCGTAAAGGGAGAGTCATGGCCAAGAAGATACTTAACTCATATGATTTCACGCGGAATGAGATTCAGAACGCGGTGATTCATTTGCTGGGCACTGACCCGGTATCACCATCTCAGGGCCAGATCTGGTTCAATACGACAGCTGACACGATGGTGTGGTACGACGGCTCGGCGGTGGTGAATCCACTTGCACGGGGGTTCCATACGGGCACGCAGTCCGCGGACACGCTCACGGACGGCACGACGAACAAGGCGTTTACCGCGACGGAAAAGACGAAGCTGAACGGGATTGCGACAGGTGCTACGGCGAACTCGAGCGATGCGACTCTGCTTGCTCGCGCCAACCACACGGGTTCGCAGACGGCCAGCACGATCAGCGACTTCACGAGTTCGGTTCGGTCGAATACACTGAACCAGATGGCTGCGCCGACGACTGCGCTGGATATGAACAGCCAGCGTTTGACGAACTTGGGCGCTGCGGTCAGCGCGACGGATGCGGTCACTCTGCAGCAGTTGCAAGACGTGCAGAACGGCACGGACTGGAAAGACTCCGTGCGTGCAGCGACCACGGCGAACATCACGCTCAGCGGCGCGCAGACGATCGACGGTGTGTCGGTTGTTGCAGGAAACAGAGTTCTGGTGAAGAACCAAAGCACGGCCAGCCAGAACGGCATTTATCTGGCCGCGGCCGGTGCGTGGAGCCGAGCAACAGACGCAACGAACGGAAAGCTCTCGTCGCTGACTTCGACGATGGTCGAGGAAGGTACCACGCTGGGTGGCACACAGTGGCGGATCAGCACGACTGGCACCATTACGGTCGGTTCCACGGACATTGCCTGGACACAGTTTGGCGCGAGCACGACCTACAGTGCTGGCACCGGACTGTCCTTGGGCGGCACGGTTTTCAGCATCGACACGGCGGTCGTGGTGCGCAAGGCGGCAGGCACGATTGGCGACGGTTCGACGACCAGCATCACAGTCACACATAACCTTGGCACGAAGGACATCACGGTGAGTATCCGTGAGGTTGCAACGGACGCTGCAGTTGAGTGTGACTGGGTGGCGACGAGTACGACGACTGCGACGTTTACGTTCGCGGTTGCTCCGGCAACGAACAGCCTGCGTGTGACGATTCACGGATAAGCAATGAAAGCACTGTCTCCAACTGGCATACCGACAGCAGCGATTGCTGTTGGTGCGACGACTCCGAATCCTGGAACGCCATCCTTGATTTGGAGTTCTGTGGTGAACGCTGTGCTGGTGTGGAACGGTACGGCGTGGGCCCTGGCGGGTTCCGCTGGCAGTGTGGCGGCATCGGCCATCACCGGCACCACCCTGGCGGCCAACGTCACCAGCGCCAGCCTGGACAGCATCACGCCGCCGTGGTGGGGCCTGTCCGT